ACACCGCGCATGGGGCAATCGTGAACGCCGATTTGACGCTCACACCGTGCTATATCGTCAAGCAGGGAAATGTTTTCGCACACGGCGAAACGCTGCGCGAAGCAATGGAAGCGCTGCGAGGCAAGCTTTTCAAGGATATGCCGGAAGATGAACGCATCGACACGTTTCTGCGAGAAACAGACCGCGAGAAAGCATATCCGACACAGTATTTTTACGACTGGCATCACCGTTTGACCGGCTCATGCGACATGGGCAGAAAACAGTTTGCCCGCGACCACGGTGTTGATCTCGAGCACGGCATAATGACGCTGGCGGAGTTTTTGGAGTTGACAAAAGACGCTTATGGCGGCGATGTGATCCGAAAAGTGATTAGTAAGATGCAGGAGGTGGAGTGATGAAGAGACTGACAAAATATCTCGCAAGCGGCGCAGCGGATTACAATTATCCGGCAGATTGCTACGGTGGCAATGATTGCAATGACCGTGCGGCAAAAAGCGCGTACAGACAGACGTGTGTGGAGCGTCTTGCAGCCTACGAGGACACGGGGCTGACGCCGGAGGAGGTTTTGCCGAAGGATAAGGCGGACGAGATCGCGCTGAAGCTTATGCGACTTGCTGATTTGGAAAGTTTTTGCAGCTATGACCGCCTGCGGGAGCTGGCCGAGGCCGACAAGGACGGGCGCGTGGCGGTGCTGCCGCGCAGGGTTGGCGATATAGTGTGGGCGAATCTTGATGGGATGCGGCACCCCCGCAAATGCGTGATAGAATTTGTGAACATTGGCAACCACGTTACGACCATTGTATTTTCTGCAGTAGATGGATCAAGAGAACAGTACGGGGTCAATTCCAGCGCATTTGGCAAGACTGTATTCGTCACCAGCGAGGAGGCGGAGAAAGCCTTAAAAACAAAGGAGGGGTAATATGCCGCATGGTAGCGCAAGTCAGTCTGGCGAGCATAATGGCAACTATAAGCATGGTGGGAAAGGAACAAAACTATACAACGTCTGGCGTGCTATGCGCAAGAGATGCGCCCTTAAGACTGATACGCATTATAAGCGATACGGGGGCCGAGGTATCTCGGTATGCGAAGATTGGCAAAGTTTTTTAGCGTTTAAAAAGTGGGCAGATGAGAACGGGTATAAAGAAGGCCTTACCATTGACAGGGTAGATAATAATGGGGATTATTGCCCAGAAAATTGTCGTTGGGTTGACAGAAAAACTCAGGCGAACAATTTGGAAGTGACTGTGAAAATTAAAGTAATAGATACCGAAAAGACGTTGCATGAGTGGGCTGACTTTTTAGGTATAAACCCGTATACGTTATATGATAGGCTGAGGGCTGGATGGCCGCCAGAACGTGCTCTTTTTGAACGCGTAAGTTTAAATAAATATGAGCACCAAAAGAAAGCATTGGAGGCGATGAAGGATGTTTGAATTGAAACCTTGCCCTGAGTGCGGTGGAGTTGCAACCGTCATCCATATGTACGATACCTACGATAGAGCAGATTTTGGGTGGGCTGCCGGTTGTGGGAGATATAGGGCCGGTGATGGCCTCCACACAAAGAAGATGACAGTATCTGGGCTGCCCAGCAAAGAAAAAGCAATCGAAGCATGGAACAGGAGGGCGGACAATGGATGGAGGTGACAGCGATGCGAAATCCGTGTAAGGACTGCATCTATTTCCACAAAGAGAACAGGACTTGCCAGTCGAAAAAATGTGCCACTGGCGGCAGCGGAAAAGTGTCTTGGGTTGATAAGCTGTTTTGTTCTCCATGCAAAAAGAACGGAGGCGCTAAGCGATGAGGCTGATTGACGTTGATGAATTGGGTGTGGGGAGGTGCAGCAAAGATGTTCTCCCCGCGGCGTATTGTGCTGGTTGGAACGGCTTACTTGGCTTGATAGAAAAAGCCCCAACAGTAGATGCTATGGTCGTGACGCGGTGCAAGGACTGCAAGCACAGCACATTGCCGTCCGAGCTTACCCAGCGATACGGGAAGCCGGGGACGCTGACGTGTCACAACAGACATTCGCCATGCAACAGGCGCAATGTTGGTGAGAACGATTTTTGCAGCTACGGCGAGCCGAAGGAGGGGTAACGAATGGAATCTTTTGCAGAAAGCAGACGCGGACTGCCTGCGAAACAATCTCGATGCCACCGAGGCGGCACTTGGGCGGGCGAATGCGTGCATTGCTACCATGAAGGTGGAAAGAGACCAGCAAACGAAAGACCTTTTCGCATGGCGGAAAAGCGCGCAGAATCTGCATGACGACCTTTTGAATGCACGAGAGCGCGCACACTATGCAGAAGCCCACCCATGGAAAACCCTGTGGACGTGGCTCAAAAGGAAGCTCAAAATGGCATAAGAAGAGGCAGGGCGAAAGCCCTGCTTCTTTTTGCTGCGGGAGAGAGGGGAGGGGGGGATTATAGGGGGGATAGGGAGAGAGTGTGCTATATGCAGGATGTATCTATGTTGTATGTATGTAACTATACAGAGGAGAGCGTAGAAAAGGAAGAGAAAGTTTCCGCGCCCGTGGTGAGAAATAAAAGATGTCGTGTTACCGTCGGAAATAGGAAGCTCGGTTCCCCGAGCGGGGATAAGAATGCTGCGCGATAAGACCGAGGACGGGGGGCTTGCAGCATAAAAAAGAAAGGCGGTGGCGGCATGGCGAAAACTGGGCATCCTCCAAAATATGCGACGGTCGAAGAAATGCAGGCCGTCATTGACCGATACTTCGAAGATTGTAAGGGCGAGCCGATCATAGGGGATGATGGGATGCCGATTCTCGACAAATTCGGGCAGCCGTTTATCATTCACCAGCGCCCGCCAACGGTAACGGGGCTGGCGCTCGCACTTGGATTTACAAGCCGTCAAGCGCTGCTGAACTATCAGGCGAAGAAAGAGTTCGTTGACACGGTTACGCGCGCGAAGGCCCGCATCGAAGCTTACGCAGAGGAACGCCTTTTCGACCGAGACGGTCAGCGTGGCGCGGAATTCAGCCTGAGATACAACTTCCGCTGGGTAAATGACGAGAAGAAGGACGACGGTGGAGAGAGTGTGTGCGGGGTGGCAGAGCTGCCCGCGGTAATGCCTGTTCCGCAGGACGCGGGAGGTGATGCGAATGGCGAAGCGTAGCGTGGTATGGAAGCCGCAGCCCAAGCAGGCGCTCTTTATGAGCCGCTGGGAGGACGAGGCTCTATACGGCGGCGCAGCCGGTTAGGCGGGGGGAAATCCGATGCGTTGGTCATCGAGGCATTGCGGCAGGTGAATATCCCGTATTACAAGGCGATCATCCTGCGAAAGACCTTCCCGCAGCTTGCCGAGCTCATTGACAAGACGCTGAACTACTACCCGCGCATCTATCCGGGCGCGCGCTACAATGGCAGCAGCCACACGTGGACATTCCCGAGCGGGGCGAAAATACTCTTCGGCTCGATGCAGTACGCAAAGGACAAGATCAAGTATCAAGGCCAAGCGTATGACTTTATCGCATTCGACGAGCTGACCCACTTTACGTGGGAGGAATACAGCTACCTCTTTTCCCGAAACCGACCGAACGGTCCTGGTACGCGTGTATACATCCGCAGCACGGCGAACCCCGGCGGTGTGGGGCACGGATGGGTCAAGGAACGTTTCATCACGGCAGCGCCGCCGATGAGGACCATCCGCGAGGATGCCGTCGTGCGCTTTCCGGATGGACACGAAGAACATCGGCAGAAGAGCCGAATCTTCGTGCCAAGCACGGTATTCGACAATAAGATACTGCTCAAGAACGACGACAGCTATTTGACGCGCCTTGCGTCGATGCCGGAGGCGGAGAAGAACGCACTGCTCTACGGTGACTGGGACACGTTCTCCGGGCAGGTGTTTACCGAGTGGCGCAATGACAGCGAACACTACCGCGACCGCATCCATACGCACGTCATCACGCCGTTTCATGTGCCGAAGGAGTGGCCGATCTGGTGCGCAATGGACTGGGGCTATTCAAGGCCGTTTGCCATCGGCTGGTTTGCGGTCGACCAAGACAGGAGGCTCTACCACATCCGGGAATATTACGGCTGCACGGGCACGCCGAACGAGGGCGTGAAGATGGAGCCGACGGCGGTTGCCCGCGAGATGAAGCGCATTGAGGCAGAAGACCCAAATCTCAAGGGGAGGAGCATCTTCCGTGTGGGCGATCCCGCCATTTGGGGTACGCAGGGCACGGAGAGCATCGGCGCTCTCTTTGAGCGCGAGCGTGTCTACTTTGAGAAGGGGGATAACGCCCGCATCGACGGTAAGATGCAGCTGCACAACCGATTCGCGTTCGATGAGAACGGCGTTCCGATGCTGTATATCTTCGATACGTGCAAAAATTTCATTCGCACGGTGCCAAACCTCGTTTACGACGAAAAGGACGTTGAGGACGTGAACACCGAGCAGGAGGATCATATCTACGACATGACACGCTATGTGTGCATGGAGAATCCCATTGCGGCACGGGTAAATAAGCCGCCGAAGCTGGTCTCGTACGACCCGCTGGACATCAATACGCCGAGCTACGACAGATACGCGTGGTTCCAACACAACTGACAGGAGGGGAAGACATGGCAGGGACGAGAAAATTCCCGCAGACGCAGCAGCAGGCCGACGCGGCTGGCGCTGCTGCGATGTTGGATGCAAAGGCAGAAGCGCCGCTTGTAGGCGCATTCCGCGACAGCGACGCGGCGATGAGCAGCGGCGTAGCCATCGGCAGCAAGGATATCGGTGACGCCGTAGAAACGCTGCAAAAGTACAAGCAGGGCAAGAGCAACTTCGAGAATCGCATTATCAGCGAGGAGCGCTGGTGGAAGCTGCGGCATTGGGAGGATATCCGACGCGGGGCGAAAGATGCGGGGGAATCGCCCGAGCCTGCGAGTGCATGGTTGTTTAACTCGATCATGAATAAGCACGCCGACGCGATGGACAATTACCCCGAGCCCGTATGCCTGCCTCGCGAACAGAGCGACGAGGAAAGCGCGCAGACGCTCTCGTCCGTGCTGCCGGTCATCATGGAATACAACGAATTTGACAGCACATACAGCTTCGAGTGGTGGGAAAAGCTCAAACACGGTGTGGCAATCTACGGCGTGTTCTGGGACAAGGAGAAAGACAATGGGCTCGGCGACATCGCTATCGAGGGTATTGACCCGCTGAATATCTTCTGGGAGCCGGGGGTTGAGGATATCCAGAAGAGCCGCAACGTGTTTACGGTGGCGCTCGTCGACCGCGACATCATCGAGGACGAATACCCGCAGTTTGCGGATAAGCTCAGCGGCAGCAGCATTGAAACGGCGAAATACGAGTACGACGACACGGTGGACACGAGCAACAAGGTCGCCGTGATCGACTGGTATTACCGCAAGAAGACCGCAGACGGGCGAACGGTGCTGCACTACGCGAAGTTCATCGACGAGGAGCATATCATCTACGCCAGCGAAAATGACCCCGAATATGCGGAGAGCGGCTTCTACGAAGACGGCGAATATCCGTTCGTGTTCGACGTGCTGTTCCCCGAAAAGGGCACACCTGCGGGATTTGGATATACGGCCATTGCAAAGGATCCGCAGCTCTACATTGACAAGCTGTGGGGCAACATCCTCGAAACTTCAATGATGGGCAGCAAGCGCCGGTATTTCGCGAGTGAAAGCCTGAACATCAACGAAGAAGAATTCCTTGACTGGCGCAAGCCGATCATCCACGTGTCCGGACAGATCGACGAGAGCAGGCTCCGCGAGGTAACGACGCGCCCGCTCGATTCCATCTACGCGAATATCGTGCAGATGAAGATCGACGAGATGAAGGAAACGAGCTCAAACCGCGACGTGTCCAACGGCGGCACATCCAGCGGTGCAACAGCTGCGGCGGCTATTTCTGCACTGCAGGAGGCGGGCAACAAGGCGAGCCGCGATATGATTTCGGCGTGCTACCGCGCGCAGGCGAAGATCGTGAAGCTGTGCATCGAGCGCATGCGGCAGTTCTACGACGCAGCGCGCACTTTTCGCATCACGAATGAAATGCCCTACGAGTATGCGCAAATCGGCGTGAACGAGATTGGCGATCAGGTGACGGGCGTGGACAGCCTCGGCAATGACCTGTTCCGCAGACCGGTCTTTGACATCAAGATCAAGGCGCAGAAGAAGAATCCATTCTCCCGCGCAGAACAGAACGAGCGGGCGAAAGAGCTGTATTCGCTGGGATTCTTCTCCCCAGACAGGGCGCAGGAAAGTATGATCGCGCTCGACATGATGGATTTCGAGGGCATCGACAAGATCAAGAGCCAGGTCAACGAGGGCGCGACGCTCTACAACGTCGTGCAGCAGCAGAGCGAGCAGTTGCAAAAGGCTCTCGCGGTTATCCAGCAGCTTACGGGACAGGACATGGGCATCGGAATGGCGGGAGGCACGCAGAGCGGCGGCTCGACACGTAAGAGCGGCAGCAGCGGCGGAATTGAAAGCAAGAACGCCGACGCGCAGAGCGCGCAGACACCGTACATGCAGAAGCTTGCCGAACAGTCTAAGCCGAACATGGACGCGGGCAGCAGCGCGGCGATGCCGGGGGGTGTAAGTGCATGACAATGGTTCGCATCGAGCACGAAATCGGCCGCTACATGATCCTGTGCGAAGGCCATTCGGCGGACGAGAAATGCTGCAACTACATTACTGGTGTGATGTACGCTTTCGGTGGCTATGTGAAGAACATGGAAGCCGATGGAGAGTGCGAGGTCTATGGCTTCGAGATAGACGATGGTGCGCCGCGCTTCCTTATCCACTGCGGCGGTGATGAGCGCATCAAGGCGGCATTTCTTGCGGCCTGCATCGGGCTCAAGCAGCTTGAGGTCACGAGGCCGGACGCGATCTGCGTGCACGCCAAAGAAAATTAAAAAAATTTTTCTCACCCGTGGTGAGTTGGAAGAAGCCGCATGTTACGCTTTAGGCGTGCGAGTGGCTTCCTCCTATTCATACGCCCGCGAGGGAGGGGCGGCGTTTTTCTTCATCCTTTCGCCGCTCTCCCCCTCCCCTGCGGGCAATGGGAAGCGCTGCACGGCCTACACGGAGGGCCGAATATCCGCGATTTGACAAGCAGGAGGGATACCATGAACCTCAAAACCACGCTTCGCGTGATCCTGAGCCTCTTTGACGGCGGCGCTGCCGCTGCTGGGGCCGCTGCCGGTGCATCGGGCGGCGCTGAGGGAGGCGCAAGCGCACAGGGCGATACCACACAGGCAAGCTCTTCTCCCACCCGGAAGGGCAAAACGGGCGAATACGCCAACGTCGTGTTCGGCAAGCAGGAGACACCTGACGATACGGGGACCTCTTCTGGTGAGCCGAAAGGCGAGGGCGCGAAGATGCAGCAGCACGACGCCGGGGCTGCGGAAAAAGGCGGGGAAGACCTGAAAAAGGAGTTCCTTGACCTCGTAAACGGCAAGTACAAGGACGTGTACACTGCGGAGACGCAGCGCATCATCAACCGCAGATTCGGCGAAGAGAAAGCCAAAGACCAGAAGATCGCCGATTCGCAGCCCATTATCGATACACTGATGCGCCATTATGGCGTGTCGGACGGCGATATGAGTAAGCTGCGTGAGGCTTTTGAGGGCGATGCGGCGCTCAACAGCGTGCTCTACAACGCGGAAGCGGAGAGTATGGGCATGAGCGTTGAACAGTACCGCGAGTATGCACGGATGCAGCAGGAAAACGAAGCGCTCAAACGTCAGGAAGAAGACAGACAGCGCCAGCAGAAAGCCGACGAGACTTATAACGACTGGATTCGTCAGGCGAGCGAGCTGGTCGGAACGGCGGACGCGCCGGGAGAGTACCCTGACTTCGACCTCAAGCGCGAAGTCGCAGAGAATCCGCGCTTCATTGCGATGCTGCGCGCTGGCGTTCCTGTAAAAGACGCTTACGAGGTATCCCATTTAGGCGACATTCAGGCTCGTAGCGCGGCGAAAGCTGCGGCGGAGATGGAAAAGCGCGTGATGGACAACGTCCGCGCGAAAGGAATGCGCCCGAACGAGAATGGAACCACTTCCCAGCCGGGGGTCATTGTCAAGAGTGACCCGAGCAAATTCACGAAGGCCGACCGCGCAGAGATCGCAAGGCGCGTTCGGCGCGGCGAGCGTATCGTATTCTGATGCCCGCCTAATTTACCGACTGCAAGAAGGGAGACAAAACTCTATGAAGAAGTTCAAAAACATTTTCATTCTGCCCGTCATTCTGAGCCTGTTTGAGGGTCAGACGAACGTGACGACCGATGCCGGTCTCTCGGGCGAGATGAAAACCTACTACTGCGACACCCTGATCGACAACGCCGAGCCCGAGCTGGTGCATGACCGCTTCGCGCAGAAGCGCAACATCCCCAAGGGCAAGGGCAAGGAGATCGAGTTCCGCAAGTATGATCCGCTTCCCAAGGCCTTGACGCCCATCACCGAAGGCGTTACGCCCAAGGGCCGCAAGCTGTCCATGACCACGCTGACCGCGCAGGTCGACCAGTACGGCGATTTCGTCGAGATTTCCGATATCCTCGACCTGACCGCCATCGACAACAACCTGCAGGAAGCGACGGTGCTGCTCGGCTCTCAGGCGGGCCGCACGCTCGACACCATCACCCGCGAGGTCATCAACGGCGGCTCTAACGTCCAGTACGGCGAAGGCCAGGTGACGGGCCGCCATCTGCTCGTTGGCGGCGAGACCACGGGCAACCACTATTTCACGGTGCGCGCCGTCCGCAAGGCGGTCCGCTTCCTGAAGACCATGAACGCGCCCCGCTACGAGGGCTCCTACTGGGCCATCATTCACCCTGACTGCTCCTACGACATTCAGGATGACCCTGACTGGAAGCGCCCGCACGAGTACAAGGACACCAGCAACATCTACGACGACGAGATCGGCAAGATCGCTGGCGTACGCTTCATCGAGACGACCGAAGCGAAGGTGTTCCACGCGGACGATCTGACCGAGGGCGCACGCGACCTGACCGTCAAGAGCGCATCCGGCAAGGTCCTGACCGTAAATGAGACCATCACCACTGCCGACGCTGCAAAGCTGGCTGGACGTGAAGTCGTCATCGGTGGTGCGCTCCTTGAGATCGAGAGCGCCTCGGCTGCGGCTGCTGGCAGCGCAACGATCACGCTGAAAGAAGCGCCTGCTACCACCCCGACGGCGTCGACCGCCATCTATCCGGGCGAAGCCGGTGCGAAGGGCCGCAACGTCTACTCCACCCTCATCATGGGCGCGGAGGCTTACGGCACGACCGAGCTGACCGGCGGGGGCCTTGAGCACATCGTCAAGCCGCTCGGCTCTGCCGGTACGGCTGACCCGCTGAACCAGCGTGCAACCGTCGGCTGGAAGGCAACCAAGGTCGCCGAACGTCTGGTTGAAGCGTATATGATTCGCGTGGAAACGACTTCCACGTTCGATGAGACCCCGCTGACCTAACCACCAAGGG